CGTTGTAAAATGTAAGTCGGGAGGAAGGTTCAAACCTTAACGCAAAGGTTGACCTCGGAAGTGCGTAGTGACCCCTCACTGTCACGCTACGACCCTCCTCCACACACCGTCGTTGCCACCCGTGAAATAGGTAGGCTTCGCCAGTGTTCGAACAACGGGACGACCATCTAACTTTGGAAAGTAGAGATCGGCTGTTTTATCGTTAAGATTCATTCCCCACTTTAAAAGTCGGGAAACCTTCTTCGCGATATCATCAGCATTCAATCTAACTCCAAGAGTATGATAGTCCAACCAGCTTTCTATTAAGGTGGTATGTTGCATATACGAATCGACGGTTTCATAACCCCGATACAGAAGTTGCAGCCCCTTTTCAGAGTCATACCTGACTCGGATCGGCTCGACCGTATCAAATACAAAGGTCCGACCATCCGAAGACAGTACTTTCTCCCCTACTACCTTCCGTGTAGTCAATGCGTTCTGAACTATACGACGCACTGGATCGGAAGGTAGGGAGCCATCAGGTGCGAGAGAGGGAGGACCAACAAGTCCATCCCTATGTAACGCCATCCTGACGGCGAGCTTCTTCTGGTTATAGGTAACTCGTGTGGACGTCCTACCCAGTGGATTGAGACCTAAGCCTCCATACTGAAGAGGGAGATACCAATTGAGTCCCTTATAGGGATCAAGGAGTCCGGATGATATAAAGACTGAAAACCAAAGCTCATTTCCTTTCTCACGTAGGTCTTCAGGCAGGGAAGCCAGCCATTTAGACTGTACACGAGAACAGATAACACGAGCATCGGCAGTTATAACATCCTCACCAAACCATCTCTTGATCTGACCGCGAGCGCGGACGAAATCAGGGAGTAAACCCCCCCACCAGGGTCTTAAGACCTCGGTGAAGACGACGGTGTCGGCAATCGACTCCGGAAGGAACAGTTGGGAATTAATCGTCAGGAATTTATCTGAAACGTAGTTCTTACCAACAGAAATCCTAAAGCCTAACTCTGCAATCTGATCACGCCACGTCTCATACTCGCATCCCTCACGTTTGATCTGGAACAGAATATCATCACCGTTAACCAAAACGGGGAAACGATTTAAGTCCAGTCTCTTAAAGGGGTCAATGAGAACATCAAGGGCATGTTGAAATTCGGGACGGAGATACTTCCTACCCTCCTCTGTAATGAGGAGGCGCAGTTCTTCATCCATGTCACGATAATCAGAAGGAAGGAAATCATAGAAGGCCTGAAGGCCCGCAGTGATATATCCAGCCATGTTAATTATACAGAGTATGGGGAAGGAGAGAATGTTACCCATTAACTGACCATTGGTCTGTAAAGTGTGAAAAGGTAGCTGTGTACACAGCTTCTTATACACCTCGGGAGGAACACTCTTCTTCAAGGAATCCAGGGTTTTATCGTACTTCAGAAAAGACCTCATGAGCGATGTCTCCAGTCTGTGACGGAGTTCAGGATCAATATAGACGTACTTCATAAGTTCGTCGAAAACAATCTTCGTCGCGTTCACAGATAAGCGATCTGTCGCTGCAGAGTAATCACCTGATACAAATGCCTCCCCAGGTGACCATTTGATGGACCGGAGGGCATCCTCAACTGAAACACCACCGATAAGTTGGAAGGGCAGGAAATGCCGCATCGTCCCGTGCAGTCTCTTTTGGAGACGTGAACCCGCTGCTGTGGTGGGTCCATCTGAGATGGAGATCGTTCGGATCTTGAATGGCTCTTGAAGGGCCACCACCTCGACGAGGGTAGTATACTCCCACTCGTCCCATTTAAACTGGTACGGTACCTGTTTTATTTCCTTAACCCCTCCCTTGGGGGTCCATATCATGGATGTGAGTTCCTCGGCAGCACCCAGGGTGTTAATGCGCTCGTATTGCGCGGCCCTTGTTCCCTTGGAACTACACCATTTCTTAGACTCCTCGTCGTAAATCTTGACAAAACCTGCAGATGCCGAGAGCTTGGCTGCCGGTAAATCCTCATAGGACATTCCGTGCTCACCAAAAGCCGCAATTGCGATCTCCTTCGTGACCATCTGGAGTACTTCATGACTCAACGCACTCAACGGTGGAGGCGACGAGCTAAGAAGCTTCGAGTGGTCCTTCAGATTCTCGACAACCCCCGTGATAGACATGGAGGGCAGGGCCGATTTCAAACCGAGAAGACTCCACGCGAGACGAATCGCCCTTCGCGTAGGAGTTCTGGAATCCCCAGATAGACACGTCTCGTGAAGGCGTGTCCTAAACTTCTGCAACAAACTTCCACCAACAATTGGCTGGAAGAGGACCCGTAACGGATCCATTCCCGCCGGTAGAAAGGAAGGCATGGGGGGAACTTCGCATAAGCGCTTCTCCTCACCCAGACCCGAAAAGGAAGCGAGTGGATGGGCGGTGGCCCACTTGGCGAGCGGAATAAACCACTCAACAAACCAAAGCTTCGACCAGAAAGCGTGGAGTTTCTTCAACTCATCTGATTTATCAAGAAGCCGACTCATTTCAAAGAATGATCGGAAACCCTTGATAGTATCGTCAGATTTGTCAGAACTCTCCGCAAGGAAGAAGTCAGAGACACCGGAACCCAATGAATCCCAATAACGGATCTTTTGGAGCACTTCCTTGTCCAACCGGACCTCGAACAGCTCGGCGAGGCAAACCGATTTCCCAGAGCACAACTCATCATCCGTAGAAACGGAACCTGACA